CTTCTTTTCGTGCCATTCCTTCTCGCGACGAGTACGAGGGCGAGATCCTGGAGCAAAGACACGAGCGGAACGGCCACGCGGATCGCGCACATCCCAGCCATGATATTCAGCCCATTCGTCAAGGAGATGAAGACGAGTGAGCAGATGGAGTGATTCAGGTTTCATTTTTGCCGAGAGAAGATTCACGCCTTTCCCTGCCGCCCAGTTGCTGGCAGCACGGAGTTTGGGCTGCACCACACGGCGACCCCAGGCGGTGTTCTTAGTCACATGGGCACCAGCCAAGAGGGCACCCCCGGCGGCAGCGGATCCGAGGGCATTCTTAAACCATGCCTTCTCCCACTCGCGCTTGCGCGGACGCCCGGAGGCATCACGATCACGAGGCTGGCCTGAGAGCACGCTTCCGGCATCGGAGACAACCCCGGTGCCTCGCCCTGTCCATCGGTGAATGGTTTGACCTTTGCGGTAAAATGCTCCCGCGACCTGCCGCACAGAGACATCCCCGTTGTCATCATCCACACCGAAGGCACCAGCCACAGGATTGCGAAATTTCCCATCCTGACGGCGGCTCTGATCAGAGTAGCCAAACTCTTTGAGCAATCCCCTCACCTGCCGCCCAAAAGTCTTTTTCTGATTCTGAATCGAATTGAGCGCATCAACCTGCTGTCCTTCATCACCAGCCTTATCAGCACCCACTAGAGCACCAACCCCGGCACCAGCCGCCGTGGCAGCAGGCAGGGAGGCATTTTTGATGAAATTCACAGGACGAAAATCAGCGTAGCCATCAATAAACTTTGAGACTGCGGGAATCTTCTTGGCAGCAAGGACTGCACCCGCACCTGCCGCCGTTCCAAGCAATGCACCACCAATGGCGGCACGCTTGGTAAAAGGAGCGCCTTCATTCGGCTTCGCAGGCCCGAGGATTTTATCGCCAATGTAGGTGCCACCACCGACAAGCGCACCCATCCCGGCCGCACCAGCCCCAATCCATCCCAGTGAAGGAGCGAGCTTGGATCCCACTTTGAACGCAGGAAGAGATCCCATCACCCCCCCGGCGACAGCACCCGTAAGCCCGGCTTTCAACGCGGGGTTCATCGGAGGCTGATCATCATCGGGAAGATCAAAGGTTTTTAGGCGAATGACGCGACTCAGACGCTTGCCCGCGAGTACCCGCTTTCCAATAATCCCCAACGCAGCACCAGCACCTGCCACAGCAGGAAGAGTTTCAGCATCCTTCGCCCACCGGGGACGATCACCGTAGATGTCGCGATGACGATCCGTGATGGCACGGATTGCCAGCACACCGGCACCACCAAGAGCGGCACCAGCACCCGCGCCGATCAGACGCTTGCCGGGCTTGGCCACCAGCGCTCCAGTCAGAGCACCAGCAACGCCAGCATGAGAGATATTGCGGTCCCGACGATCCAGATCACCCTCATGGATCTGCTTGATAAACCGATCGTGCGCAACCCGACCATTTAAAGGAACGCCCTCTTCGGAAGTCTCCAAACGATCAGCAAATTCCTTGAGACGAGTCTTTATCTTGGCGGAGAGCGCCCACTTGGGGCGCGGCTTGGTAGGGTAGGTTTCCTCGCCACGCAACCCCGCCCGGAAGGCCGATTTGACCTCCCGGACGGTATTCACCGGATGCAGAAGATTATAGACGCCACCTTTTGCCTGTTTGTAGAGTTTTCCGATGTCGGAATAGACAGCCGTGGAGTGACCAACCGATTCATTGGCTTCCTTGGCCGTGGTTTGGAGTTGACCGGCAGCAGCCTTACCGGCATCCAAAAGATCGTTTGCTTTCTTGGCAACTGGCGGCACGGCGCGACGGATCGCGCGGGATACCTTGGGAATCTCCCCTTTCACAAGCTTGGAGATTCCATGGGCCTTGATTCCAGCGTAAGCGGAGGCACCAAGCACCCCGAGACCACCAGCCAGCACAGCGGCATCCTTGGCCTTGGAGAGGCCGTCACGCTTCTCACGGATCACGGCGGCGTCGAAAAGATGAAGTCGGGCTGAGAACCCGGTCAAACGAGCATGAGAAGAACGAAATCCAGTTTTAGCCGTCGCGGCCTCGCCTGGAGTGAGCGCCCCGTTTTTGACCAGGGATTTTCCCACTTTACCGAGACGCGCATCTGTTTTTTTGACTCCCTGAATCCTGGAGACGCGGAGCTTTTGAGCCTCAATGGAAGCATCCTGCGCACCCTTGGCTGATGCGACAGCGCCAGCTTGTGCGGCGGTCTTAGCCCCCTTGCGGGCAGCAACGATCTTATTCACAGCGTCACGGAGGAGATCTGCCTTTTGAGCCTTGTTCACAGATCCTCGCATAGCAAGCCCAGCAAGCCCGGCACCACCAGCGACACCCGTAGCAATAATGCCGCTCTTGAGGAGATCGCGGCGCTCAGAAGAGACAGGGGCAGCGGATTCACCAGGAAACTGCCGAGGATCGCAGTAGGGAGTTCGGTCGGAGAAAGTCTTCAGAGCCATACCCACTCGATCCCGCGTCAACGGATCCGCAAACCATTTCTTAATCCCGTTTGCTTTGACTCCTAATTTCGTGCTGGCAATAGTGCCCCTGATTACTGAGGCAAGCCGTTTGGATAATGGCCTGTCGAGAAGCGGGGATTTCTTTCCCAAGAATTGCTTGCTATGGGCAGCCAACTCCTCTTTGGCAAATCCCGCCACGCTGTCGGGAACGCCGCCCCTTTTCTGATCTAAAATGCTGTGGACAATCTCATGCTTGAGAACTCCGCGACGAGCATTGTGAGCTAATACTCGAAGTTCACCATCCGGGACATCGCCGGTCTGGAGTTGCCCTGCAAAATATCCTTCCCTTGGGATGGTGATAACTCCTGCCTCTCTTTTTCGAGGTGCTGCCCGATTGGACTTTCCTTTGGAAAGGTCGTTATTGCCTTGAGAACCGGTTGAGGAACTGTATTCAGGCGAGCGAGGAGTTTTCTTAGGATATTCATAGAGTCCTATTGTTGGACCAGCGGGTTTTTCATGAATGACTTCTGGCAAGGAATACCCTTTGGGAAGCAATCCTGCAAATTCTTTCAACGGTCGCCACAGTCTGCCATTGCGCAACTGAAGCTTCAGCATCCGGAGCGACATCTTCACCAGATTGCCAAACATCGGAATGTCGTAGGAATTCCGATAGGCCGCCACGGCACTCCCAATGTCAGGAAATCCCAGGAGAACTTTGTGCTCATCGAAGGTCTTCCCATCATCCTTTTTCTGATTCACCACCCAGACAGGGGATTCATTCGTGAGATCCCGATCAGGGCCGACAAAAACGTCCACATGGTCGCCATCAGGGCCAAGCGTTCCCTTGATGTATCCATAATCGACCGGCATTTTAATACGCCATTCTTTGCCATCCTTGCCTTTACCACTCCGGACACTCCCTTTTCGGTTTTCAATCGAGAGGTCGAGCCCGCAGATCCGAAGATGCTTCTTTGCATAGTTCCCGGCTTCGATCTGAGCAGGCGACGGCTTCATTTTTTAGGAGGAACTGGAGTGGCAGTTGAAGCGGGTGCGGCGTCAGGCACCATTTTCTCCACCTCAGATCGAGCGATTCCGTAGAGTTGGATGATCGCGGCGACACCACTCTCCCGATCCATTTTGCCATCTCCTACCTGTTTCAGGATTTCCAGGAGCGGCTTGGCATCAATATCAGCCTCGACAAGCCCCGCAGGAGGCGGAGGAGGCGGCTGATTCATGGCGGCAAGGAGTTGCGAGGCACCAGGAAGGCGCGCCGTCAGGAGCTCGATAGGCACCCCTGTATCGGCAGCCACCTTTTGCATGTAGGTGATTTCACTGGCTGATTTGCGCACCGTGCGCTCGAAGTTGCCGCCCTTGTCGGAAATCAGATCCGAGAGATTGACGATCCCGGCATTCAGTTCTGCGATCTTGGCGGTTGTGTCGTTGCCAAAGTCACCCGTTAGCGTACCGCCAAACGACCAGCGACCGGAACGCCAGAGAGGATGAGCAGGAAGAAGTCCGGCAGCAATAGCACCACCCAACACGATGTCGCGCACATGATTGAGCCCCTGACGGGTAATCCGCGCCTGGTTCCGCGTGATACCGCGCATGGCTTGAGCCACCTCGACGCGGCTTCCATGGCCACCGAGCTCCGAAATGTCATAAAGGAAGCCGTAAGGGTAGCCATTTTGCGTACCGGAACAGATCTCCCTGATCATGGTCTGAACCAACGAAATAAAAGCACCGCTAGGCCGGTTGGTGCCAGGCGCAAACTGCACCTTGTCCCCCTGGTTGAGGCGGATGACCTTTGCGGCCACCATATCGATAATGCCAGGGCCAGCACCCGCTGTAGTATCGGGAGTTCCACGACCACCACGAGCCGTACCGTTCCAAGCATTCGGATCGTTGGGATTGTAGGGATCAGCCTGTTCGATAAATCCGGCATGGCCGATCTGCCATTTGGCAGCCTGCTTCTCAAACTCATAGATCTCATAGAGATCCCGGGCAGGAGCGATCGCTGTCGCCAGCGCAGAAACCCCCCGATACTGATCGACACGCTGCGGATCAAAGAAGTGAAGGAATTGCAGGGCAGGAACGGCCTGATCAAAGCTGTATTGAGTCGTGAGCCGATCACGCTTGTAGATGTCATAGGAGAGAGGGCTCCCCTTGTCGTCCACCGTGATACCGCCAACCTTATTACCCATGTTGGTCTCAGCCGGGTTGCGAACATTGCCGATACGGTCCGCCTCGATCGGCTGGATTCGCATCGCGCGAGGATCACCCCCATCCATGGCAAGCATGTTCCACCCGTGGTCTCCATCGACCAATTCACTCCAAAAGGCCATCCAGGTGAGTTCAGCCAGGCTGTGGCGACCAGTGATGTCGGCCGACTCACTCCACTCTGTTAAGAAATCTTGATACTGGCCATCGACCTGATCGTCACCGGTCTGGGAATTATATTGAACCTGATCGACCGTGTATTGAACGATCCTGGCGACAATCCCTTTCAGGATGCCAAAATTCCTGACCACATCCCGCGAGTCCCACATGATGTCGATACGATCCCGGGCCGCGCGAAAATTCTCAGAGGAACCGTTCTTGGAGGCACCCCCGGAGGAGCCGCGTTTCCTCCCAGGAGAAGCGGCGTCATAGCTGAACATTTTCATGCGCTCCCGATAGGCCGCCCGGCGAAAACCGGCTTCTGGATTAACGGCAGCGATGGCGCGGTCTAAGAAGTTCATAAGCTCAAAAAGGGGTCGGATGCCTCAACCGATGCCGTTGCTGAAATCAGGGGCGGCGAAATTAGGAGCACCCCGGAAGCGAACCTCATTGCGAACGCGCGTGGCGGCGTGGAGGCGGTTCGTGACGAGTTGGAGATCCTTGGTGTGCGACTTGTCCCCGAGCGTCTGGGCGGTGTAGAGCGTGGCCTGCTTCTTCAGCAGAGTTATTTCATTCGCCAACTCAATCCCGGAGTAAGACCGGTAGATTTCCATCCATTCGTTGCTCGCCATACCCACACGGCAGGAGTCAACCGAACCGATGAATTCGATAAGGGATGAAACCTGAAAGCTGAAAGCTGAATCAGATCGCCGATGGCCGATCCTCCTTTAGATTTCAGCCTTCCCCTTTAGCTTCCTCTGCATAAAAAGGTTAGTTTTATCAAAGGATCACCTAATTACAACGGACGACCGCATAAACATAATTATGTATAAGTATGTTTATTGTTTGCTTGTAAGATTGCATTGTTAGACGTTGCTAGACCGAGAATCTCTTACGGGTTATTCCCCTATCTATAGAGAAAAATTATTGAATGAAAGAGAGTGAAAGAGTCGAATCTCTTACGGGTTATTCCCTTAATAATAGAGAGAAAGTGATCGAATAATGATCTTTTGATCTTGATAAAGTGAGAGATAAACCTTAGTCTTTAACCCTATGAAAGGCACTAAATCAAACACAGTAAAAACGCATATTCAATTCACTAATTTGACGCATAAAAAGCGCAAGGTGGACGGATTGAAAAACAGAGAAGAGGAGGAAATCACGGAAACGCTCCCTTCCTACCTTCACGCGCCCGACGAAGAAAGCGCTCGACTGGCAAGCGCCGTGATCCATCGAATCGAATTCCCAGAGGGGAAGCAGCAGGCGAGCAAATTCACGCGCAAGCGGTCATTAAACCAGAGACCCGAGCGCGTCCTTTCCCTTCAGGACAAACAGGACGCAGCGCAAACCGTCTTTGCTATGGTGGCGCAAGGCATTCACAAGCAGCCTGAAGGAATCGCCCAGATTTTCCGAGCAGTGCGCGACCTTCTAAGAATGAACGGCGGCAACCATGATGTTTCACGAGAAAACAACCTGGACGAAGTGCAACAGTTCCACCCTCACAAGCTCATCATTCCACACGATCACGAGGAGAAGAGGCAAGCGGAACGGCTTCGCCTGGCCGATCAATTGCGCACACTTCGAAGCGCAATTTTTCAATCAGCGAAGCACGATCAAAGCCGGAAAGCATCCTTTAATCTGAAGGAGAAACTAAAGATTGTGCGAAATATCGCAGCCGGAAAAAATCCCCTTTCCATCCTCACAAGGCAGCCACTGGAGGAAGGAGCGCGCCGGGTTCAATATCAAACGCTCCGGGAATATCTCCAGATAGGGGAAAGCGTTTCCCTGTCCGCTTCCCTGAAAAATTCAATGACCGCTCTAGCCTAAAAATTCCACCGGAGAAGAAAAAGCCGGGAGGGTGAAAATCCTCCCGGCTTTTTTGTGCCTAGATCAAACCATCCGACATTTTTTTACCATGTATATGCCATCCATCAGACCCATTCAGAACCCTTCCTTGCACCTCATGGACTCCGCCAAGGAGGAGTGTGAGCCCTGGGGAGATCGCGACGACTACCAGATCAAACTAGAACGCCGTGCCGCCAGGTTTCTCAGACGGAAAAAGCGGAGCCGTTGACTCATCAGCAAAGAAGTAATCCCCGACTTATTGCCCACCCATGAACCTTTCACGGGAAACCTTCCACCGTCTCTACCGCCTCGCCCGACTAGGGTGTCTCGGCACACTGCATTTCAGCCGTCCGAAAGAGGAGCACCGGTATTGGCGAGACATTCACGGAATGCGCCTTGGAAAGCCGCTCGGCAACCAGCGCACCCTTGATTCCCTCAGAGGCCATCTCTCCCACTACTGGAGCATTCAGATGGGCCAACTGGTGAAAATCCGATGACTCAACGTCACTACGCCCTCATCCGACTCCTTTGCGCGCTCGGATTCATCCTGACGGCCCTAACCGTCCGAATCGTCACCCTCTACCACCCTACACCATGAGCTACGCCGACGCACCCACTATTCCTCACTACTCCGATACTGAAGAGCATCCCAGCTTCCCAAAGTTGGACTGGCGCTACGAAATAGCCAACGACGACACCCGGCTGGGATACGATGACTGGGTAGCGTCCAAAATCGAGTCGCGCACCAATGACGTGCTTATTTTGGCCAGAAATGACGGAATCACCGCCGGAGTCAATGCCGCCGAATGGCATATTCAGGATCTCTGGGGAGGTCGCGCCACCCGTGGAGAAAAGGAAGCTGCGAGGAAATTTCTTGATGGCTACCGCGACGGCGATCCTGTGGTAATAGATGCCTTCAAACTCCCTAATCTCAGCGGGGAATGGGCTGGTGATGAAACTCCACAATCACTAATGGCAAAACTCTTCACCGAAACGGAACTCGAAGACGAAGATGTTCAGGATCTTCAGGAGGAGATCTGTACCGCATGGGAAGAGGCTTGCACCGAAGCATTTTACAACGCCCTCGAAAAATCAGCCATCAGCGTCTGCGAAGGAGGAGTGGCATGAGCAACCTTTCTAAAGATCCCGACAAGCTCCTCGTTGTCCTCCCTTGGTTCCCAGGCTTCTACAATTCCTATCTGGATGGCCTGATGGATCAGGAAATCGAGTCTGAGATGGAATCCACCGGCCAGGACTGGAGCGATGTCGATAAACGCTTCTCCTGGTTACTTGCCGCCGAGGCCATCACCAAAGGATGGGTCTCCGCTTTCTCCAGTGAAACCGGCATTCCGATGGAACTGGAGAGTCTGAAAAGCCCGAAGTTTTACAATTTTTCCACTGACATCTGCTTTGTCCTGATCCCTGTAGAGCAGATCGAACGGATTGCTGAAAACATCAAGGAGGAAACCCTCCGCTCGGTCATATTCGACCGCCACTCGCACCGGAGCGGATTCTGTTCCTTCTACTCCAATGATCTGGACGATCCGCTCTGGCAGAAGCCCGTGCGCGACTGGGACCACAACCAGCTTGAGACTCTCCTGATCACCTATCTGACGCAATTCGACATCCTGGAGGACGAACTGACCGAGACCATTGAGGGCACCCCCTGCGTCTATGAAGCCGCAAACCACGGCTGGTTCACCCCGGAGGAACAACCCGTATGAAAACCGTAGAAATCCAAGTTTATGAGTTTGATGAACTCACCGATGCCGCCAAGGAAACCGCCCGGAACTGGTGGAGAAAATCCAGCGAGGGAGATACCTTTTATTCCGAAAGTGTCACTGAAGATCTCTGCCAGATCGCCCCACTGCTAGGCATCGACATCGCCTTTCACTCAGTCCGGCTTGGTAACGGAAAAACCCGACAGGAACCGAGCATCTGGTGGAGCGGATTTTGGTCTCAGGGAGATGGAGCCTGCTTTGAGGGGACATGGAGAGCGAGTGCCGTCCAGCCCGGAAAACTGAGGGAATTTGCACCCCTCGATGAGGATCTCCACCGGATCGCCGAGGCAATCGAAAAAGCTGCGAAAGATCAGCCCTTCCTAAGCATCGAGATCACCCATAACTACCGATACTACTTCGCAAAATCCGTGAATATGGAGGAGCGATGCTTTGATAACGAAGATAACAATCTGGCGGAGAATGAAGCTTTGTGGCCAGCCCAAGAGGCGGCATTCAAACTGGCACAACAGGCCCTTTGGGATCTTATGGACTGGCTCTATCGCACCCTTGAAAAAGAGTATGAATACCATAACGCCGACGAACAAATAGACGAGTCGATCAGGTGCAACGACTACGAATTCACCGAGGACGGCGAGCGATTTGTTGTCTGACCTTTTACTTTCCCACTTTTTACCCCGTCATCCATGAAATTCATCATTCCCGTTGAGATCGAGATCACGCCCGATGATCCAGAGCAAATGCCTTTCACGGATGCAGATTTGAAAACCGCCGCCGAGGATGCCATCCAGCGGGCCCTAGAGGCCGCTGAGGACATGGGATTCTCTCATCAACTCGACCAGTTCTGCACCGTTAAAAGCGCCAGCGTCACATCGGCCTCTGGGTTTTCCAGAACCGCCCTCGATGAGATCGAGGACTACATAGGCGAGAGCGAAAATATCCCATCCGAAGACTGTGAAGCTATTTTAGAAATCATCGAGAGAGCCAGCGTCACCGCAGAACAGAAATCCGACGGCTTCGCCCACTCACCCTTCAACGACGAGCAGTCCGTACAGCTTGCCGAGATTGCGCGCGTTGCACTTGATGACGACTCCATGAGGGAATCCATCCTGTCGGAACTCGACCTCTCCGACGAGGCCAGCATTGAACTCACCACAGCCATCAACAGTTACCTTGCACACGGAGTCGAGTGCATCGACTGCGGAAAATCCGACGAACAGCTCCACAAGGACAACAAATGCACCGACTGTTCACTCATCCCAGCCTCGAAATTGTAAGACCATGAAAACCATCACCCTCTCCGCCGCCATCGAGATCCTTTTTGGCGCAGCAGCCGTCGAAGTCGATGGAACTTATGTCCGTTATCACCATACCGAAAACGAGACCGGCGAGGACGGGCATGTTTTTCTGAATGTGGTGACGCCAGATCCAGACGATCCCGACCACACGGAATCCAACCTGATTTACGACTTTGATGAACGACTCAATCAAACCGTCGAAGTGAAGGACAATCACATTCTGTTGCTCAACCGCCTCACAGAAGACCTGGAAGGCGACACCGTGATGGAAGAAGTCAGCATCACCCCACTCATCCCCATGACTCTCTAACGCCACCTTTCACCCTACCCCCTTTTACAGCCGCTCTTCGGAGCGGTTTTTTTGTCTGCCGATCCTCCCGGATCAGTCATCCGATCATCTGTTGACGCTCGGACTTCTCGCCCGTGGCGAGAATGACTAAGCCGCGTTCCCACGCACCTTTTATGCCCATCAAGTACCGCGTCATTCCGTGCTACCTGCACATTCCCGTGAAGCCGATCAATGAATCCTTCCCGGTGCGCCAGATCACAGCACGAGCCAACAAGCTCGGCTGCCACCTCACCCTCGACGGCGATCACCTCGACCGCATCACCACCCAACCCATCAAATCCCGGAAGCGCTTCGACGCGCTCCCGGAAGCCAAAGATTAACACCCCTTCGTCCATCGTCTTTTGACCTTCGACCTTTCCACTTTCCCACATTTTACCTTCCCACTTTATGGAACAATACGCCACCTATTCACCCGAGGATAATAAGCTCCGGCTCTACATCGGTCGGGTTCCTCGCGACGAGTACCTCAAACTCAAATCCCAAGGATGGAAAGCCCTCTTCAAGCAACGCGAAGCTGGAGGAGGTGATTTTGTCGCAACTTGGACACCAGAACGAAGGAACACCGCTCTGACCTACTCCGACATTATCTACGATGAGGACATGGGTCCGGAGGAACGCGCCGCCGATCGTGCCGAGCGCTTCGCAGGATACCGCGACAAGCGGCAGGACGAGGCAATCGGTCACGCTGATCGCTACGAAAGCCAACCGACCGCTCACGGCTTCCAGAGCGAGAAGCGCGCAGAGAAAGCGGCGGCCCGTCATGACCGAATTGGAACCCGCGCCACCGACGCTTGGGACAAGGCCGAATACTGGACGCGCCGTACAGCGGCCGTCATCAGCCACGCCCTCTACAAATCCCGACCCGATGTCCGCATGGGCCGCATCAAGGTTCTGGAATCCGATCTGCGGGCAGCCGAAAAGACCCAGGAGCAATACGCTTCTCATTTTCTCAGAGTGCAGGAAATTGCAGCAGATCCCGAAGGAGCTATCACGGCCATCGCAGCCACACGCGCCTACGGAGGAGACGCAAATCGCGCCAAGAAAGACCTCATCGACATCATCGCTGGTTATGGAAAACACGCCCATCCGTGTAACCCCGAAGCTCCCCACGCCTACTACTTTGAGCATCAAAAGGGAGAAAACCCGCCTTCCCTCGCCGACTATGCCGCCCACTATTTGAGCACGCATCACGCGCCAGATTCCGAAGGCTGGGAAACAACCAGTATTTCAACCACGATCCGCCATCTTAAATTGAGGATCGCCTACGAGAATCAGATGCTCA